CCCTGCGTCGTTTAATTACGCATACAATTAGTTTTTCAACAACAGTTGATGGTTTGGCTATTCAAGCCGGTTCTTATATTCGGGTTATCACAGAGTCCAGTCCGTATGGCAGCGCAAACACTGGAACGGTTAGTGCAACAGGGGTTGTGACAAGCGTAACCGAGCTCGATGATGGCATTTATGACGTGGACTATTACGCAGTCGAAGGCGGTGACGACGTAGAGGAAGGCAAGATGGAAGTTAACCAAGGTAAGGTAACAAACTCTGAGTTTCACAACTCAATTTTTGCGGTTAAAAATACTACTGTTTCTCAGAACGTGTATGTAATTGAACAGTTAACGTTTTCGCAAGAGGGCACGGTTGATATTGTTGCTTCTGAGCATCCCTGCGATAATGATCAAAGAAGTCTAATGGTTGCTTCAATGTTGAATCAAGATCAGTTTGAGGTTGTTTAATGACTTTCCCCACGCTCGTTCCAACAGCTCGTTCGTTTGATTCGGGCAATTACCCGGTAAAGACCTTTAAGTCGCAAACCGGATCAGAAACCAGAATCCTTTATGGCAGCAGACGTACCAATATGAAGCTGCAGTTGACCTACGCAAACGTCACGGACGCAAATGCTGAGCTGTTTCTTGATCACTACGATCAGATGAAGGGCACGTTTACCACGTTTGAAATTGGTGGCGCTTCTGGTAGCCGTGGTGGCTGGGAAGGGAACAGCGATGCGCTTGGAGCGCAAACGCATGGAAATAGTTACCGATATGAGGGTCCGCCTCAGCTAACGCAGGTGCGTCCTGGGATAAGCACTGTTACAGTAAATCTGATTGGCGTGCTCTGATGGCGAAGGTCTACAGCGGCAGAGATGGCGTCATGCGAGTGGGTGACTCGACCCTTGCAAAGGTCGTCAGTTTTTCGGTGCAATCAAATTTAGAAACGCTTGAAACAACAGCGTTAAACGAGCATACCCGTAGTTACTCGCCAGGAATAGCCGGGTATAGCGGCAGTGCAACGCTGTTGTATTACAAAGAAGACGATGGCACATTCAACACTACCAATCTTTTAAACAAGCTTTACACAACCGATCCTAATGGCGTCGGCAGTGGTGACACAGTAGAGCTAACATTTCGTTGGATTGATGGAACAACTAACAGTGATATTAAGCTAATTGCCTACATTACTAGCGCGTCAATTGGAGCGGCAACTGGCGATATTGTGCGCGCAGAAATTGCATTCCAGGGCACTGGTGCGTTGTCTACGGTAACAATCTCATGAGTATATACCTTGGAACGCACGGCCAAATTGAGTTACAGCGCCAGTTTGGCGACGTTGACTTGCGTTCAACAATTAACCCATCAGACGTAAACGTAACCAAAAAACGGTTTAGTTTCGACTTCGAGCACGGTCAATTACTTAGCGGCGACCAAATTGAAGTTACAAGCACCGATAATTCAGCTCTTGATTTTATCGACAGCTATACAGATACCAGCGTTAAAAAATTTATTCACGTTGACGAGCTAGACGGCATCAGGCTTTACAACACATTCGCCCACGCTGTGAACGGTGGAACGACAAACGCCATTGCGTTGGCTGCGCCTGCAAACAACATTCCTATTCGTGTCAAAGTAGAGAATGCAGAATACAAAATTTTAGCTCAAGTTAATAATTTTGAGCTTAATACCGAACGAGAAACAGTAGACACTACCACTTTATCGGATGAATTTCGCACCAGAATAACCACGTTAATGTCTGGTTCAGGCCGGATGTCTTGTTTTTGGGAGTACACTGGAGACCAAAGCAAGGAGTTGCCAAATTATCTAGTTGAGTTAGCACTACGCACTAGGGTGGGCAGTCAATTTAATGCACGTTTTTATATCAAAAGGTCTAACTACAACCCCAGTGGTATTGCAGATGCTTCTAACGACGAAATTTTTTATAAATTTACTGGTGTGTTGACCAGCTGCGCTGTGCAATTTTCACCAGACAGTACGGTGCAAGTTCAGGCTGACTTTATTAGCACCGGGCCGATCCAGCTTCGAATGGATCTTGAGGTGGAATCAAAGCTGCTGCAAGAGGACTCTGATGACATATTGACAGAAGAAGGGGCCGGAAACGCAGTCTTGCTGGAAGGTCCGTGATTGCAGCTCTATGATGAGCCCATTGTGGTTCAGACGTAGCGCTTCATGGCTGACCTTAAAATCAGTGAACTTGGCAGCCTTGCTGGGGCTGATCTGAGTGCTCCAGACGCTCTAGCAATTGTCGACGCCAGCGCCAGCGAAACCAAAAAAATCACGGTTCAAAACCTGATTGAGAATGGCGTTGATCTGATAGCTGACGACAGCATTAGGGGAGCCAAGATTTTATTTGGTGCGGGTGACGTTACCGCAACAGCGCTGGCCAGCTCTGCTGTAACCACGGCAAAAATTGCTGATGATGCAATTACTGCAGCAAAAATTGCAAATGAAGCGACTTGCGATTTAGTTACAACACTTCCGGCCACTGGCGGTTATACCGGCCAGCTTGCACTAGATACCGGCAATAATAAAATTTACATCTGGGACGGCTCTACTTGGCAGTCCGTTAAAGGTGCCGGTTCTGTCAACACAATCGTTGCTAGCACCAGCGGTATCGTCAATATCACCGTTACCACTTCAGGCGATTCGGTCACGGTTGGCACGTCTTTAGACAATACGACTAATGCAGCTCACTTTCTTGCTGGTCCTACGGGAGCAGGTGGAGCGGTTGGTTATCGTGCTATTTCGTCAACTGATCTGCCTACTGCTAGCTCAAGTGCAAAAGGCACCGTAATTGTCAACGGTGAAGGACTCCGCATGGATTCCAGCACCATTGAAATTGACAACGATGTAACGGCTAGCTCGACGCATCAGGTTGTTACTTTTAACGCAAAAGGTTTAGTTACTGGCGGTCGAGCAGCAACATCAGCTGATTTGCCTGCAGCAACCAGTTCTGCAAAAGGTGCGGTAATTCCTGGAGCGGGTCTTTCTGTCGATGCCAGCGGTAATCTTGGCATCAGCAATACAGTAACGCCCGGTACTTATACCAAGGTAGTTGTTACTGCTGAAGGTGTTGTTTCGGCCGGCGACACGCTTGCAGCCTCTGATATTCCCAGTTTGGCAGCGTCGATAATTACGACTGGAACGCTGCCCGGTGACCGTATTGGTACAAGCGCAATTTCAGCAGGCAAGTTGGCTGACGAGTCTGTTACCAAGTTTGGAGGTGCTGGTGCGACTGACAACATTGTTACGTTCCCTGATGGTGATTTTAAGGGTCAGTTCTTTTACGATGAAAAAAATGAAGACCTTTACGTCTACACCGGAACTTCTTTTGTTCCAATCACAGTTATTAGCGGCAACTTAGTTAACGCTGGAACCTATAACGCTAACACTAATCTTTTAAGTAGCGTTACAACTGCCGGCTCTGCTGCTGGTTTTACCAGCGGGGGTGCGCTGCCTGCACCTGCAAGTGGCAACCTTAATTACTACGTCGTTGTTGACACGTCTGGAACGGGCTCAGGTAATGCGCCTGCAGTCTCGTTAGCACCACCGGACATGTTGATATCGCTTGGTGCGGCAACAGCAACGTTCCAGCTAATTGACGTTTCTAACGCTATTGCCGGCCAAACAGCGGCCAACATTTCAGTTGTTGCTACTGGCGGAATCACTAGCGATAACGCGCAGTCTGCTCTTCAGGAACTTGATACTAAAAAGCTGCCAAAAGCCGGCGGCACGATGACCGGCAATCTTGAACTTAGTAATGGAATTGTTATTGTTTTTGAAGGCGCTACGGCTAACGATTACGAAACAACATTAACTGTTGTTGATCCAACGGCTGATCGAACAATTACGCTGCCTAATGAAACAGGCACTGTACTAACTTCTGCTGGCAGCGGTACTGTAACCAGCGCGATGATTGCTGATGGAGCAATCGTCAATGCTGACATCAACGCTGGTGCAGAGATTGCAGTCAACAAACTGGCAAACGGTACAGCGCGACAACTGCTGCAAACTGATTCTGGCGGGTCAGGCGTTGAATTTACAAGCAACGTTGATGTCCCTGGAACGTTAGACGTAACGAGTGCGGCAACGTTTGATTCAACGGTTGCTGTGACTGGCTTGCTTAGTGCTAATGGCAAGTTGGCGTATCCAGCTGGAACAGCTGCTGCAGT